GGAAGAGTCTCTAGACCTATAAGTGATTATAGGTCTGAGGTTTTGTCTGGCTCGTTTGCTGCTAGAGGTTTAGAAAGTTTTAAATTCAATCAAGGTCCAGCAGTACCACTCAGTGATATTAGTGGTACTCTTGCATATTATGCAGATCGTAGTATATACAATCTTTCAAGTCAGAGATCAGGACTAGGAGTATTAAGTGGTGCTCAGACAGCACAACAAGATGTACCACCAGGATGGGTGGGACATCAGCCAGGTCCAATCTACTCATGGACAACTGATGAATTTGGTGGTAACGCTGATGCTAATCGTATATTCCAACCAGCACCAAGTAGAATATTATTCTTAAACAATGCTGAAGAAACTAAGTCATATAGTTATCATCCAGCAGTTATTGATCTGTATACCGAAGTTGACTTCGGATCAATAACTGATAATGCTGGTAATAATACAAGTAATAATGGTCTAGTTACAGACCTTAATGCAACATTAGTTGATTATGGTCGTGTCGTATATGTAACGACTGTAGAATCATTTGGATTTAGTAAGACACTTAACGAAGCTTCATGGAAGGCAACTAGTGCATGGGTAGGTTCGGGTAGATTAATATCATTTGGTAAGCAGACATCTCCTGCCGTATACGGTACTATCACTGATGGTAAGGTCAAAGGTCTATCTGGTACTGCGGATGTTGACTATTCTCCTGCCACCTACGGCAGGGGAATTCTTCCGCTACAAGGAAATTCTGTCATTGGAATTGCTGCTGCGATTGAAGGATTTGGAAGTCTTAGGAAGTTCTCTGGTTCTTCTGAATCTCTTACAGTTAATCCAGATGAGACACAGATGTTGTTCTCGTTCACTGGTGAACGTATTGAGAGAACATCAAATACTCATATTGGTTCTGGAAGGATTAGAAATCTTGCCACACTTAAGGCAGAGAAAGTAATATTTGATTATGTCGGATCTGGTGAGATTACAATAAGATCCAACAAGTCAAATCAATATAAATTAGAAGACATTGCTGATTGGATACTTGAAGATATCAAGGGTAGACCTCTTGCAAGTATTAAGTACGAACCAGCAGACGAGAAACATACAGAAGATTATAACGAATCTGCTGTTGTTAGATTTACAGAACGTGACTACGGACTACTTGCAACTTGTTCTGTTGAAGAAATTGTAGTTGGTGATATATCTGGTCAAGGAACTGGATGTATTACCAAAGTTGAAATTGGTACAACAGCGAGAGTTGTATCTGGTCAAACTTATCAACCTGGATTGCCATCCAACACTGCTACTAACTTTGTTGATTGGGGATCTATCACTGATATCGCATCTATGCGAGAGGATGGTGGTTGGATTCTTAACCACACAGATCTCATTCCGTTTGGTGGACTTAAGATTGATCCCCATAATGGTTGTGCTGATAAGTTCCTACCTAGTTGGACAAGTCGTGGTTACATCAGTAAGCTTAGTGGTGTTGCACAAGTACCACTTGATGTTGGTGTACGTGGTAGTGGTGGATTTAGATTCCTTGGAGCATCTAAGACTAACTTTGCTCTACTGCAACCAGGTGACGGACTCTTTGGATTCCATAGTGAAAGTTCTGTTGCTGTTGGACTTGGTGTTATTGGAGATGGTAGATTCTCTACATTCTCTGGTGGTGCTGAGTCTGCTACCTTCAATCCAACAGAGACACAGATGTTATTCTCCTTCACTGGAGAATACAAAGATCTTAGATTTACCTTTGGTACTTATCATGGAGATGGTCGTCTCTTCAATGTCTCTGGTGGAGAAGAAAGAGGAACCAATTCTTATGTTGGATCTGGTAAAATTAAGATTAGACCAGATAAACCTGAGCAACTTAATCTTAAGAAACTTGCAGATACTTTATTATCTAGTATCAGAGGTAGAAGACTCAGTAGCCTTTCATGGGAACTATCAGACGAGAAGCATACAGAAGATTACAACTTCAGTTCGTTTGTTCCATCAGTAGATATTGATTATGGATTTATTGTTGATCCTTCCCTTGTAAGTTGTATTAATGTCCCAATGGTATGGGATATTACTACCAACACAACAGCAACTACTGGATGTACTAAAGTTCCTGGTACTTTATCAGTAAGTGCCACATATAGTATTCCTATTAATACAACAACACCAACATCCTACACGGATCTTGGTTCTGTTTCTACTATTGCAAGTCCATCCAATGATTACGGTTGGATACTTGGAACTCATGCTCACGGTATTCCATTCGGTACAGTTGCTGATATTACTGGTAATGCTGCTGCACCAAGAGTATTTAATGAAGTTAGTGAAGGTGGACTTATCAAGATCACTGGTAAAGCACTACTTCCACTATTTGCTAGTGTATTTGGTACTGGTCTCTTCAAGCCTGCTGGTGCTTCTAAGACTAACTTCAGTCTACTTGCTCCTGGTGACGGACACATCAATGGAATGTCTGGTGCTGCAACTTACAGCTTCCATGTTGAACATCATGGTGATGGTAGATTCTCTACATTCTCTGGTGGTGCTGAGTCTGCTACCTTCAATCCAACAGAGAAGCAAATGCTATTCTCCTTTACTGGAGGATATACAGATCTCAAGTTTACTCATGGTACTTGGCATGGTTCTGGAAGAATCAAAAACTTTGCTACTCTCAGAGCAGAGAAAACTTCATATGATTGGATTGGTTCTGGTACTATTCTCACATGGAATAAACTTGAGGAAGCAAGAACATACTGGTACAACTGTAGTTCTATTGTTCCATTCTTGGATCTTGATTATGGATACCTTGTTGATCCATCAACAGTACCAGTTACATCTCTTACTACTCAAACAATATTTGATGCTACCGCACCAACAGGAAATGTTAGAGTTGAACAAGGTGAAGTTGTAACACTTGATGGAACTTATTCTGTTCCTATACAGACTACATCACCAACAGAGTTTATTGATTACAATATTCTTCTTGAGACTGAAGATCAATTACTTGATCTTGGTCACATTCTTGATACAGCTGCGATGGGACTTCCATCCTGTGTCTATGGTGAAATTGATATTACTGGTAGTGCTGCTTCTATCTTCCAGCCTAACTGGGTTGGTCGTGGTGGAATTAGACTTGATAATGCTGGTCATACCAACTTCTCTCTTCGCCACATTGGATCTGGTACTATCAGGAAGGCTGGTGGATCTGCCATTACTTCTGCTGTTGCAGTTGAAAGTACAGGTCTATTTAAAATTGATGGTACTTCTTCCTATGCAGCTGGTATTGGTGTTATTGGTGATGGTAGATTCTCTACATTCTCTGGAGCTTCTGAATCTATTACTCTCAATCCACTTGAGAAACAGATGTTGTTCTCCTTCATTGGAACATCTGAACCTTACAAACTTACTTACAGTGAATTTAGTAGTGGAACCATCAAGTCTCTTAGTGGAGGTTACATTACAGAGACTGAGAGTTATGTTGGTTCTGGTACAATTACACTACGCTCCAGAAAACCAAAACTTTCAGAACCTTCTGACGAGAAACATACAGAAGTTTATGATCTTGGTGTTTGTTACGATCCTGAAGAACTTGATTACGGATTCCTTGTTGATCCATCAACAGTATCAATTACACCTCTCACTACTCAGACCATTACATCTGATGTTACTGCTCCAACAGGAAATGTTAGAGTTGAACAAGGTGAAGTTGTAACACTTGGTGGAACTTATTCTGTTCCTATACAGACTACAGTACCTACTGAATTCTGGGATAATTATCTTGTTGCCGAGACTGAAGATGGTCTCTGGGATTACGGTTGGATACTTGACGATACTGGTAAAGATTGTCCGTTCGGTCAGATTGGTCGTATTTACGGTGAAGCACTTAGTGCTGAAGTTAATGTATACACATGCGTCAGTCCAGGTGAAAGTGAATGGAAGGTTCACGGTATTAACATTGCTGGTGATGCATTCATCTTCGTTCCTCCAGCATGGAACTCTCCAGGTGATCCACCAATTGATGTTACTGGTAATGCCAAGCCTAACTTTAGTCTGTTACATCCTGGTTCTGGACACATGTTCAGTATGGGTGGCGGTGCTGAATCTGCAAGATACGTACCTCCAACTGAGGATGTTCTATTCAGATTCGTTCCTGGTCCGTTTGATAGATGGACAACATACGACTGGCAACCTTCTTGGGTATCCAAAGGTGGTATTACAATACGACCAGAAGAAGCCAAGACTCATTGGGTTCCACATATCATTGGTACTGGATCATTCAAGAAACTTTCTGGTGCATCAGAATCTGTTACCTTCAATCCAGAAGAGAGACAAATGTTGTTCTCCTTTATTGGAGAAGGTACATGGAAATCCAGTGTTTCCGAAGAGGGAGATGGAAAACTCTTCACTCTTCGCAGAGGTCCACTCAGCGATTGGGATACCTACGATTGGCAACCTTGTTGGAATGTCTTTGGTACTATTCCTGTTACTGGAGAAGGCAAGACTCATTATGTTCCTCATGTTGTTGGTTCTGGTACATTCAAGAAATTTGCAGGTGCAGCAGAGTCTATCACCTTCAATCCTTTGGAGAAGCAAATGCTCTTCTCCTTTATTGGAACGAGAGAGGCAGAGAAGACATCTGTTGCAGAGACAGGTCTTGGTATTATACAACTTACTGGTGCTGTTACATCATCATCCACAAGATCAGAAATCGGATCTGGAAATATTACTCTTACTGGAGTTGCAGATACAGACAGAACGAGAGTATTTGTTGGTACTGGTACATTCAGAAAAATTGGTGGTTCTGCCGAGGCAATTACCTTCAATCCAGAAGAGAGACAAATGCTCTTCTCCTTCGCAGGAGCTGGTTCGCAATCTACAGTTGCTGTTCCACCAGAAGGAGATGGCAGACTATTTGGATTTGGTGGTGCATCCATTACAACCAGATCTGCATACGAAACTCAAGGTCTATACAAAGTCAGTGGCGAAAGTCGGATCGGATTCTCTCTTTCCGAGTTTGGTTCTGGTTATATTCCAGTATTCAATGGAGCAGCAGAATCTCTTACAGTCAATCCAGACGAAAGACAACTTCTATTCTCATTCACAGGAGCAGGGTCTGAATCTACTAGTGTTGCTGAGATCAAACAGGTTGAAGTTGATATTACTGGAAAAGCAGATCCAGTTCTTAGGACACTTGCATTCCACGGTTCAGGAACAATATCTGTATCTGGAGAAGCAAAGACTCATTGGGTTCCAAGTTGGGTTGGTTCTGGTACACTCAGAAAATTCAATGGTGTTGCAGAATCTCTTACTGTCAATCCAGAAGAGAGACAAATGCTCTTCTCGTTTGTTGGTACGAGAGAAGCAGAAAGAATTCTGGTCAGAGAAGTCAGTCAGGGTGGAACTATTACATTCTCTGGCACATCTGGAGACCCACTACTTACATTTGCAGAACAACCTTACGTCCAGACCAAGATCAGTGGAGAAGTATACTTCACAACTCATCGCAGTATCTACGGTTCTGGTTCACTTTATTCATTCTCTGGTGCAGCAGAAGCAATTGCAATTGTACCAGAACCAAGTACGATTCTCTTCCAGACATATGGAGAATCAGATCTCAGAGTTACACGTTCTTATATTGGTTCTGGTACTCTCAGAAAAATCAGTGGTGCTGCGGAATCTGTTACATTCAATCCAGACGAACAGCAAATGCTGTTCTCCTTCACTGGAGCTGGTACACAGTCCAAGACTGCGAGAGAAATTGGAACAGGAACCCTTACTACAACTGGAGAAGCTGGAGTTCTTCTCAGATTCGCACACACTGGAGAAGGTACAATATCTCTCAGTGGAGATGCTCATACAACCAGAGCAAGAGACTACGTTGGGTTTGGTACTATTCCAGTTCTTACTGGTGCTGCGGAATCCATCAGCTTCAACCCAGAAGAAAAACAATTATTATTCTCCTTCCACGGAAAACGAATTTCCGAGAAGATTACCGCAAGAGAACTCAGTCAAGGCGGTACTCTCGTTGTCGGAAGTACATCAGGCGATCCACTACTTACATTCGCAGAGCAGCCATATGTTCGTCTTGATATCACAGGTGACAGTTATGACATTCGCACTCGTGCATATCAAGGATCTGGAAGAATATCCAATGTCAACAATCTTGATGAAGCATTTGCTCGTACTCCATACATCGGTAGTGGTGTTGCAACAATTACTGGTAATGCATTCGTTCAAGTACAACTATTCCAGCCAGCACATGTACAGGTCTGGATTATATAATACATAAATAACTTTGAGAAAAAGTATGTGTATACATGACAACCCAAGTACAATTTAGAAAGGGTACGACTGCCGAACATGCACTATTTACAGGTGCTAATGCAGAGATAACAGTTGATACCGAAAAGAAAACTGCTGTTGTACATGATGGATCAGACATTGGAGGATTTGAACTCCAACGTGCAAGGTGGGAAGTAGTTAATACATCAGGAAATATTTCCTGTGGAGTAAGATATTTGATTGACACCAGTACTGGTCCTTTGACTTTCAATATGCCTTACGAATCATCAGGAGTGGTTCCTCATGTAGGAGACATGATTGAGATTACTGATTTCAAGGGAACTTGGGCTATAAATAATGTTACGTTGACAACTAATGGAAACAATCAACAGTTTTTGAATAAGTTCGGTAATGCCGATAACACATTTGTACTTGATGTTGCTGGTTTATATGTTCAATTTGTTTGGGACGGAACTTACTGGAGGATCTTAGTATGAGTTTATATCTAAGTGCAAGTACTGCAACACAGGAACAGAATGTTTCTAATTCAAATGACTTTACCGTACACGCTCTTCGCAGAGACAAAGACGGTATGCTTCATTATACAAATGCTAGATCTACAGAAGATGTAGTTTATGATTTTCATCGCACAGACGGTGAAGAATACAAAGATTTTCTTCAAGGTGTTGAATACGTAGAAGCAGGAAGTGTTGTAAGGACACATACCTTTGCTGTTGGTGATCAAGGAATGGATTACTTGATTACTGGTAGTGATAGGAAAAACTCTTTTAACGGATATGTTAATCCAACATTAACAATACACGTTGGAGACACAATAGAATTTGTAGTTAATACACCTGGACATCCTTTGGTACTAAAGACTGTTCAGGGAACTGGTACTACAGACCTCGTTGTCGGTGCAACTAACCAAAGCACCATCAACGGAACATTGACTTGGACTCCAGATTCAACTGGATCTTTTTATTATCAGTGTGAATATCACAATTCCATGTACGGAATATTGAATGTTGTTAATCAAGAAAGATCATATACAAATGATCCAGATGATAAATATCAACAGTTCAGGTTTGATTTCAGACGCTTGACTTATTTTATTGATGATGATGGTTACTTAGTTGCAAGACTAAATAAAGATTATGATCACACAACAAACGGACCTAAGTAGGGATTTTAACAAATGGCAGATTTTAGACTCGGCAGACTGAAGTTTAAGTGGCGTGGCGATTGGGCTGGCTCCACTGCTTATGTCATTGACGATATCGTCAAGTACGGTGGTTACACATATGTGTGTACAACCAATCACACATCATCAGCAACAGAAAGTCTTTTTTATGCTGATATAACCAAATGGGATGTTCAAAGTGAAGGTAACGAAAATAAAGGATCTTGGGGTTCTAACATTTGGTATAAACTTGGCGATGTAGTTAAGTTTGGTAATACACAATACCTCACTAGTGTTGCTCATGAATCTGGTGCTTCTTTTGATTCTACTAAGTTTACCGTTTACTTAGAAGGTCTGAATTTTGAAGATACTTGGACAGCAAGTAACCCTTATCAGAAGGGAGACATTGTAACTTATAGAGGTTACAGCTACATTAGCAAGACAACACATACTAGTACTACTACTCCTAATGACGATACAACAAATTGGGATGTAATTACTACTGGTTTTTCTGCTCAAGGTGAATACAATTCTGGAACAACATATGCCCCAGGTGATGTTGTAAGGTTTGGTGGTAATACATTTGTAAACAAAATAGGTGGTGCAGGAACAGATCCTACAACTACTTCCAACTGGGATCTTATTACAGAAGGATTTAATTGGTTAGGTGGTTGGGATTCTGCAACTGTATACCAAATAGGTGACGTTGTTAACAGAAACTCAAACTCTTATGTTTGTAAAGCATCTGCTGTAACTGGTGCTTCTACTGCTCCTGAGTTAGATCCAGGTGGTACATATTGGAACTACGTTGCACAGGGTGGTGACACTGCACAGGTTCTCCAAGAGACTGGAGACATGCTTTATCAAGCAGCATCTGGTGTTAATAGAATTGCACTTCCATCTGGAGCAACAACTTCTAACACTGCTGCAACTAAGCACACAATTACTACTGCAACTTACAATCCAACAACAGGTTTCTTAACAGCAACAGTAACTGCTCACGGATTTGCTAATGGTGACTTTGTTCTGTTTAACGATGGTTCTATTACATTTACTTGTGATAAAGATAGCAACGCAACAAACCATCCTTACCCACGTTCAACCGATCCTTCTAGTGGAAAATATCTAGAAATTTCAAATGTAACTACTGATACTTTTGAAGTTAATGTTGGTATTTCTTCTGATACATCAGCACATACATTTGTTACTGCTTCAGCAGATGGTTTAAATCACATTGGTAACGTATCTGCTTCAAGGGAAGCAAGTGGTCAAGTTTTATCAGTTGGTGGTAATCCATTACTTCCTCAGTGGGAGAGAAATAACGTAACAGATTCTGTTTACTACGTTACTAAAGATGGATCTGACGCTAACCACGGTAGAAGCATCTCTAGGGCGTTTGCTTCACTAAGATATGCTTGTGACTACATTGGTAGTTTAACAGGTGCTGACGCTGCTTCTGCTACCAATCCAATCACAATTTTTGTTAAGTCTGGTGAATACAAAGAAATTCTTCCAATAGTTATTCCTGAATTCGTTTCATTATACGGAGATAACCTAAGAACTTCTGTCATTAAGCCTGCACCTGGTGATTCACATTTACAAGCATTGGTTCTTGGATCAAATGTATCCCATCTTAAGTTTGGTGATACTGTTTCCAACTCTATTGGAACAAAAACCGCTATGGTTCTTGATTCTGATTATACAAACAATGTTCATCTACTCAACTTAACTGGTGGTGCTTGGTCAACTGGTGACAAGTACTTGGATCTAGTTGGTAATAAAGAATCAGATGCATATAATTCTTTAATAGCAAATAAAGCATTTATTGCTGCTGAAGCATATCACAAGTATGTTGCTGATGCAACCCAAGGTAATGGATCTAATCCAACTGGTGATCAAGCAACAATTATAGCTCGTTTGGTAACTTTAGTTGAATCTATTGCTTATAATGTTAAGCATGGTGGTAACAATGAAGTTTATGATTATGGTGCTGCATTAACTACTGGTACTGATATTACTGGAGTAGCTGGAGAAGATACACATCTAGTTAATAATGTCGGTACAACTAGTACAGAAGTTATGAGAAACGAAGTTGTTAGTGCTTCTGCTAACAACAACGAGACTCAGACAAGAGATCTTACAATTACTCCTGATTCTGCTGATCCTAAGTGTCCTAATGTTGCTTCTGCAATTACAACACTTATCGGTATCATTACTAGTGCTATTAGTAACACTAACATGAGTGGTTCTACTAAGACAGATACATTTATTGATATTTCTACTGTAGCAACTCGGATTAACTCTGAGTCTACAATGTGTTATCTTGGATCTTCTACTACTCTTAAAGAGTTAGTATTTGAAGGTATGAGTGGATTTGTTCCTTCTGTATCTGATGATAAGGACATGGACACTGCCACAATTAAGGGTGTGTTCTTCAGATTCAATCCTAATTCATCTATTCAAAAGTCACCATACATCCAAAACTGTACCGTATTCGGTGGTGCAGCAGTTGGTTGTTATCTTGATGGTGCTGTACACAATCACTTTAATAATTCGTCAACACCTTCTTACAAGTCAATGGTGTTTGACTCCTACACTCAAGTCCTAGATGGTGGTGTTGGATTCTATGTTAAGAATGCTGCTGCAACTGAGATTGTATCTTCATTCACATACTACGCACATATTTCTTACACTGCTACTGAAGGTGGTAGGATCCGTGCTGTTACTGGTAACTCATCTTACGGTAAGTACGGTGCAATTGCTAGAGGATTTGATTCTGCTGAGACAACCATTGATGGTAATATTAAAGGTCTTCGTCTTGAAATTGATGTTAATAATCCTCTTAGTGGAACACTTACAATCGGAGAAAGACTTGTTGGTGGAACATCAAATGCTGTTGGTGAGTTAATCAATGACCAGAATGCTTCTGGATTCTTGTATTACTTCCCAGTTAAGGGAACCTTCACACAGGGTGAGACAGTTACTGGTCAAACATCTGGTGTTGTTGCAACTCTTGTAAACAATACAGATGCTGTTACTGGACAGAAAGGATTCGTTCTTACTGTTGAAGGTTTATCAACTGGACCTGATTCTGGTGGATCTGTTGAAGTAGTTGATGATGGTGTTAATAATGATAGTGGTTCATTCGTTATCTCTAACTCTAGTTACACTGCTCCTGATGGACGTGGTACTCTAACAGTTGAAAGAGGTAAGTTAGGAACTTCTGCATCTGCACAAAATGGTACATCTACTGTTTCATTGTTTGCTGATGCTGGAGCAGTTTCATCTCTAACTTCTGCTATTAACTCAGGAGATTCTTCACCTGTAACAATGCAAGTTTCCAGTGTTTCTGGAATGGCAATCAATGGTCATCTTGTTATCAATAATGAGTTGTTCAAAGTTCTATCATTCCCTTCAGCATCATCTGTTGAAGCAGAGCGTGAACAAGAAGGAACAACTGCTGGAGCACACTCTAACGGTGCTGGTATTGCGATTCTAGATGCTAAGATTGCATCTCAGGATGAGATTATTGAAGATGTTGCACAAAATGATCTAAACATTCGTGTTGCTTCTGCAAACATCGGTCTTGATCCAAGTGACTACATCAAGATTGGTAGTGAGTTCATGAAGATTACAGTAGTTGCTGCTGATACAACTGGTATCACAACACTACAGTTGGCAGATGAGAAGACAATTGGTGCTTCTGATGGACAGTCATTTAAGATTCGCTATCGTTACTCACAAGTACGTCTAACTGCTCATGACTTCCTAGACGTTGGTACTGGAAGTAAAGCTAATACTAATTGGCCTGGTCTTCCACTATCTCCAAATGTCCCATCACATGAAACAGATGAGACACGTCCAGGTCGTGTTTACTACGTATCTACTGACCAAGATGGTAACTTCTCTGTTGGTAAGTACTTCAAGGTTGAACA